GCGGTAAAGGCTTCAAGACGTATTTTGCTAACGCAATGGCAGCATTATCTCTTGGAGACGGTCAAGGCTATGAGGCCAGTAAAGAACGTTTATACTACTTTTATGATTACCAGAGAACTAAATTAGATAATGTAAAAGAAGGCATTAGACGTGTTCGTGAAGACATTGAAGCTGCAGTAGATATTGCAGTAAAACAAAATCCTTCATTAACTAGGGGAGAAGCTTTAGATATTGTTTCTCAAAACTACGAAAATAAAAAACCTTACGTAGTTAAAAACAGCAGTAAAAATGACAAGACTACCAAAGTATCTTACAAAGATGTCGCTAATAGTTTAAAAAATAAAAACTATGCTTATGGTATTTTTGGTCTTGTGAATACTATTGGTAATGAAGTAGAAGCTATGGCTAAAGCATTGAATGCTTTAGATGGAAAAGTAGAATCAACCACTTCTACCGAAACTACTAGTAATGCAGGGCAAACTACAACTGAAAGTACCCTTGCCCCAGAACAAGTACAAGACTTAAAACAACGTGCTGTTAAAGCAGTTGGCAAGCAAGGTAGTGCTAATGCTAAGAATGTTCAAGATCAAAAACAGATTATTGAAACTAACTTAGGTGAAGAAGCTGCTTCAATATTTGAGGCAGAAGCCACTCGTGTTGCAGAACAGAACTTTGCTGATTACCAAGCTCGTAAAGCTACCGAAGCTGCTCCTGCTGCAGTAGAAGATCTACCTGAAGGTGCAAACTTTGATGAAGAAGTTGATCAAGTAATAGACCAAGGCACCGATGAAGTTATCGAACCTGAAGCCCCTAGTTCTGTTGAAAGCCCTTTACCAGAAGGCATGGGCGCTCCAACTGCAGTAGATTTTGATGAAGCTCAATTTGACGCAAGCGTAGAAGAAGAGTTTGAGGTAGATCAGGCTGACCTAGACGCATATGACACTTTTGTAGAGGCTGAAACTGAAACTGAAGCTCCTACAAAAGGAAGAGTTAAAGCGGATAAAGATCAAGATGTTAAAGACTTTATTGCTATTAAAGACTCTATTAAAGAACTAACAAAACAAATTACTGCTCGTAGAGAAGTACTTCGTAAACAGGGTATCCGTAAAAAAGAAGACTTGTTAAAAGACGAAGAATTGACGTCACTATTAAGCAAACGTCAGATGTTAAAAGAGTCTGTAGACAACTTATTCACTAACGTTCTTAAAACAGTAATGTCTAGCCGTGTTGTACAACTAGGTAAAGATAAGACCTTTAGACTATACAAGAAATACTTGAATACCCCTGAAGCTGTTGCTGAAGCTAAAGCGGCGTACAAAAATAAGAAAGGTCCGAAAGTAGAGAGCACAAGAAGTGGTAAATTCTTTACGGCGATACGTAAACCCCTAGCTATGTTTGAGGAGTTAAAACCTACAGGCTTTACTTTAAGAGCACGTAATGCAAACCAGGTTAAAGGTCATACTAAAACATTTGCAGAAAAACTGACTAGCATTATACCGTTTAACGCTACAGGTTTTGACTCTGTAAGTACTAACCCTTTAAGCATTTTCTTGTATGATGACCAAGGTAAGGTTAACTACAACGCTGTAGAAGCTATTCAAGCAGCTGTTTACCAGTTTGTCCAACAAGAAGCTAGTAACTTACTTGGCACCAATAGAACTACATCAGAAGTAGCTGAAGTATTTGGTATTACTGAAGAACAAGTAACTCCTGAGATGTATAACATTTTTGCTTCTGGCGGTATAACACTTAAACTAGCGGCTAACTCTGTAGGCTCTAATGTCATTACTAACTTAGGCCTATCTATCAGTTCTGTGCAGGACAAAGAAGCCCTAGCTACTGCGTTTGGTATAGCAGGCCTAAAAGCTATAGACGACTTTGTGGATGTAAATAGTTTTACCGATACTACTGGTGTAGCAAAGCTCTATGGCAGTATTGATTATGTAAAAGGTACACCTGTACTATTTGAAAAAGCAAAATTTGCTGGTAAAGCACTACAAGTTTTTGGTGATGAGCTAGGGGTTGACCTTAGTAAGGAACGTACATATCGTGAAACTCCTACTAGCGGTAGACGTAAAGTTAATATTCACAACGCTGAATACTTAGAAGCGCCAAAAGATCACCAAGCGGTTGTTAACCGTCTTGAAAATATGGCTATGGGCTTTAATGATGGTGTTACACCTTTAGCAGAAGCGTTTACTAAAGAGGACGGCACTTTAGACGCAGATGCTTTAGTAGAGCGTATTATTGGTCCTAAAAGTAAGGCTACAAACAAAGATGCAAGAGATCGTTATGAAGCTCAAGAGTTTGCTCTTAGACGCTCTATTAACTTCTTTGAAGCTGCACTAAAAGATGTTGAAGATAAAGAAATATTCTTTAACTACTTTATTGCTAGAAACCAGCGTATCCATTTAGACAGCAACACTATTAACCCGCAGAATGACAAGCACCTAGCTCGTTGGTTACTGACGTCTATAAGCTCTAGGATATCTATTAGTAAGAAAGATATTCAAGGGGTTCTTAATGGTGAAGAAACTAGCATGGAAGCCATGATGTTTGTTTACAGTATTGTACAAGCATTTGATGGGGCTGATGGCGCACCTGGTATTGATAAAGATCCTCATGACGTAATTGTAGCTTATGCTAAGAAGATCTTAGAAGACACGTCTGATGAAGACCTAGTTAAGCTTGTTAAAAATCCTAAAGTAGGTCACGTAGGTCATGCAGCGTTAGCAGTAGCTAATATCCGTAAATATATGGATGCTGATGGTGATTTTGAATCATCAATGGTATTAGAGGTAGATGGTCTTACTAACGGCTTTGCGTTTAGAGCAATGCAGTTCCCTGTACAGTCTCCTGATAGTAAGTTTACACCTGCCCAATGGTTAGAAAAAGTAGGTGTAATTGCTGATACTTCTACTTCTGGTATGCAAAATGTAGAAAGCATGAATGAAGCTAGAAGTGCAGGGCAAGAAGACGTATATATTTCTGTAGGTAGCGAGTTACAGGATAATATTATTGCTAATAAAGAAGAAATAACGGGTCGGTCTGCAACGTGGATTGAACTGTTAGAAAGTATTGGCGGTTTGGGATTGCCTAACTTTGCGAACAAAGAGGACCCTAGTACTAAGAAGTTTATTCGTAATCTAATGAAATCACCTGTAATGATATTTAACTATGCGGCAGGTAAAAAACGTATTGCCAAAGGTCTAGTGCAAGATCAGATAATGGGTACTAACTACTTAAGCGGTAGAGGCATTATAGATGCTTTAACTCTTAAAGATAAAGGAGAGTACGTGGTATCTAAAGAGCTGCTAGAGTCGATGTTTAACAAAGGCAAAAACGACCTAGGCACTAGATACCATAATGCACGAGTAGCATTAGAAAATGATTACTTAGATAGCAAGAAAAATGAAGATATCATGCTGCTAAAAGCGCATTTGTACAATGCAATAGGACAACTTTACATAAAACCTCTTGAAGAAACCTTAGAAGGTTTATTTGGTATTCAAACAGTTGTAAACCAGTCTTTAGTAGAAGCAGCTCAGTTTATGTTTGTTCACTTTAAAGAACAATATTCTTTATGGAGAGCAGCTAACCCTAACGCTAGTGAGAAGCAAAAAACTGAGTTTCTTAAAGATATGGTAGACCTTATTCCTGGTGTGGCAGGTGCTGCGTCGGATGACTACCGTAATAAGGTTGGTATGCTACAAAGCATTCTTGAAAGCACTGATGAAGATATTGAGGTAAACATTCAAGGACAACGCTACTCTGCTAATACTATTTCTAGATCTTTCGGAGATCCAGGTGTGGGTCCTGCAGTACTAGTTATTTTGTCTCTAGACTCTACGGTAATGGCTAAGAGTATTAATGCGGCGTTTAAAGGTACAGATACTGCGGTGTTGCCTGTACACGATGCTAAGGTATTAGGTCCTGGAGAATATCAGACAATTACTCAGTACAACGAAGACTTTTATACTACTAACAGAAATTACTCAATTACTCAGGAGTTTGCTAATGCTATAGAAAAAATGGCTGCAACTATTCCTGGTACAGAGCATATGACTATTGATAATAAAGGTCCGGATAAAGAAGAGCGTCCTGTTATTTTCTTCCAAGAAATGAAAGAAGCCCTAGATACTATTAACTCCCTAGTACAACAAGGCCGTAAAGACTTGTTTGATAAGAATGTAAAAGTAGGTCAGTTAGTTGGGCCAAAAGGGCTTATGGCTGAGATTAATGTTAAAGACGAGTTAGAAGCTGCAAAAGCTGATATTGCTGGGTACGCTGGTAATATTCTAGGCCAGTTTAATAGTAAATCTATTAAATCGGCGCTAGGAAAAGACTTCAAACAAGCTTATAATAAGCTAAATGAAATGTTAAAAGGGTGTAAATAATGTCACAGTGTCAAATACTTGAAGCAGTTAAGTACTTAGAAGATCTTTACGAAGCTGCAGACAGTAAAGAAGCAAAGGTTGCTTTATCTCGTATTTTTAATGAGTACAACGAGAAACGCACTGATATCCAAAAGAAAGTTACTTTTGCTGGATATGATCCTATTAACATTCACGGCAAAAAAGCTCCTATTACAAAAGTCACTCAAGCTGCTCCTGCAGCCGCTACTAAAGTACAAGGCACTTATGAAGTATCTACTGCTGGAGATAAAAGGTTTTCTGCGTTAGTAGCTAGATTAAAAGACGGGCGTACTATTGAAGAAGCGTATCAACTAGATGTAAAAGGGTACCGTGACCCTTCTAAGAAAAATCAAAGCTGGAAAGATGGTAAAGGCAAGCCACCCAAAACTAAGATGACCCAGCAAGAGTCTTTTGATGCTTACTTTGGTTTGTGGAAACAATGGGCAAAAGAAAACCCTTTGCTTATTGAAGAGCTCCGTGAGGCTAGCGAAGGCAAAGTACTTACCGATAAGTTTGTTTCTAAAAACGCCATAGTTAACCAAGCAGAAGTCTTAAGTCTTATTCTTACGGATACCGCATTTGATAGTGATTGGCCTGCTGTAGTAGAAGCAGCTAAAAAGTCTCCGGTAGTAACAACTACTGAAGAAACTAGAATTACTGATACTTCGTCTTTAATAAATACCAAACAACCTTTAGTTCAAGTACTAAAAGAACTGTTTACCCTCAACAAAAAGATGGCCTTTGATGTCTTTGGTGAAGCCACTAGTTTTGTTATTAGCAATAAAAAAGAGCGTGGCGGTAATTTTAATCGAAAGACTAATACACTAACGTTGTTTGGAGAAGTTCGTGATAACGAAGCTACTGCACATGAACTAATTCATAGCTTACAAGGTGCTATGACTCTTGATCAACTTACTGATACTAGTAAGGCTTTTATTGAGCGTACTAGGGCGTTGTTTAAAAACTTAGAAGCAGGTATTGACGAAAATACCTACAATAACGTAAGTAAAATGATTCGTGAAGGTAACATAGAAGAGGGTATCTTTAGAGACGTATTAGAACGTGTTTACCTTACTATGATAGCTCGTAATGAATACCGAGAGGAAACAGTAGAACAAAGCCAAGAACGCTTTGGTAGAGAGTTTACAGCTATCGTAGGTAGTTCTCCTGCGTTTCGTAAAGCTATGTATGGTAACTTAAAGGAAGATCAGAAGATTCCTTTTAAGATGACAATCCAGGATATAGTACGTGCTATTAAGAACGTTAAAGAGCTAATTAAAAAGATTATTAAAGATGATCCAGAAGAGTTAGCTCAAAACGAAGACTACATTAGTGCCCTCAAAGTATTAGATGAGTATATTAACTATACTGGTCCTACAGAGCCTACAGAAGCTGCAATAGATGCTAAGCCTGAACCTGCAAAAGAAGGTGAAGATTACACTATTTCAGGTAACATGAAGACTAATCCAGGCCAGACAGCAGCTATTGATAGTATGAAAGATTGGTATAACAGCAATACTTCTAATACTTTTATGCTTCAAGGTAGAGGTGGTACAGGTAAAACCACCGTTATCAATGTGTTACTAAAAGAGCTAGGGATAAATGCTTCTGACGTTGTATTTGCAGCTCCTACTAATAAAGCTGTAAAAGTGTTAAAAGAAGCTAACAAGTCTAATGACTACGCAAATAGTGAATATGCTACGGTAGCTCAATTGTTAGGGATAAAACCGAAAAGGGACAAAGATGGTAATCAAACGTTCAGTATTGATGAGTTTGCTAAACCAACCCCTATGGAGCGTATTGTAATTGTTGATGAAGCGTCTATGCTACATAGCGATAACTATACAGAGCTTCTCATTAAAGCGGAAGAAGCTGGTGCTAAACTTATTTTTATGGGAGACAACGCACAGTTACCTCCTATTGGGGATAAAAAAGCCCCTGTAAGCTCTGTGGTATTTGATGAAAACAAAGATACTACCGCAAAACTGAATGAGCTTATGCGCCAAAAAGAAGGTTCACCTATTATTGCCTTTACCGATAAAATTATTGGTATGGTAAACGTAGTAGAAAAGAACCTTACAAGAAGCTCAGACCTAGAGGGTAAAACTAATGAAGCGGCATTAGGTGTATTATTTAAAGGAGAGAAGTTTAATAACTTTAATAAAGGCACTAATGAAGGTCTGCTTCTAACGGACGATTCCTTCGATGCAGTACTCCCTAGTTTCTTAGAAGACTATAAGAATGATCCTAAGAAAACAAAAGTTATTACATATAATGCACATACTCACGTTAATTCTATAAGAATGACAAATAAAGTAAGAACAGCGATATTTGGAAATGCTGCGACTACTGAGTTTATAAAGGGTGAGCCATTAATACTAAATGGTCCTGTTACAGCGCAGGACTCTAAGAAAAACAACATAAACTTAGATAACGGCGAAGAGTTTACTGTTGTGTCTAGTAAAATAGTAGATAAGAATATTACTTATAAGGTTGGTAAGAAAGTTATTACTTCTATTGAAAAAATTAAAGTATACGAAATTACCGCTACTGACAACGTTACTGGAGATACCGTAGTATTTAATAAACCAGCAGGATCTGCGGCAGATGTAGATGCGTTTATTAACAGTGAAAAACAGAATGTTATGAGATATGGGTTTAAACCTGGAGCTGCTTACAACGTAGATCAAGTGCTAGCCCAATCGCTGTCTTATGGCTATGTTATCAATACTTATCGATCACAAGGTAGTACGTATAATACAGTATACGCAGACCTAGGTAACATGATGGGGCAGACAATGCCTAGTATTAATGCTAAGGTTAAGTCTTTGTATGTAGCGGCTTCTAGACCGCGTAAGAAACTAGTTGTAATGGATACTCGTCCATCGGCTACAAACCAATTAGAGACTCCAGCTAAGATGGTTAATAACATGCCTACACCTGCTGCTTTTAGTGGTAACAGCGGTGAGGTTAGTGGTATAATTGACAAAGTTAATAAATGTAAAGGTTCCTAATAATGGCTTGTAACACAAGAGACATAGTAAACGCTACTCCTTCTGAAGACAAAAATAAAACAGAGCAAACAACTCGTAAAATTCTTAACACGTCAGCAGAAGAGCGTATGGAAGCTTCACATGATCCTATAGCTTTACTGACTAGAATTATTAACGCTGTAAAGCCTACTCTTAATGGTGAAAAAGTTCATTTATTAGACCTTAAAAGAACAGACGATGGTGAGTTTGTAATTAAGTATAAACTAGGTAAAAGCACCAAAGTCTATGAAATGGAAGTAGAAGATTTTTCTTCTTTTATGGTAGACAGTAACCAGTTCCGTTTAGACAAAAACCATTTAGAGAAGATTTATTCTAATTATGATGCTGTATATAATTATGATGACTTTGAAGAGCTAGCTCTTGATATTACTAATAATCCTAATAAGATTATGGAAACAGCAGAAAGTCTTATTGAAGCTGATGAGTATCATAATGACGAAGAGCATAATATTGTACTACGTCAGCAGCTACAAAGAATTACAAGCACCCTAGTTGAAATGGTACCTAACCTTAACGTGCATATTAACAATGCTGGTAAGGCTAACTTTGGACAGATTAACGTAAAGGAAGGCAGCATTCACATTGTTAAAGGTGTTGGTGGTTCTAAAAGTCTTATGGAGATCTACGTCCATGAGCTTTACCACGCTGTTACTGACTTTGCTCTTAGTAATGTAAATACATACGTACGTAGCACAACAGCACGTATTGAAAAGCTTAGAGCAAACTTCCTTAAGCATACCAAGGAAAGCGACCTAGTTCGTATGTCCGGTAATACTATTTCTTTACAGGACGCTGAAAAAATCTTAGACCACCTTACAGATCCAAAACAGGGTTTGCATGAATTTGTCGCATTAAGTATGACAAACAAAGCTGTCATGAATCAGCTTAAGTCTCTTAACATTAACGACAAAGAAGATACTTCAAACCAACCTTTATTTTACAGACTGCTAGACGCTGTTACTTCTTTGTTTAACGCAGTGGCAGCGATTGTAACTAAAGAACCTAAAGACAACGACCTAGCTCGCATGGTGTTTTTAGTAGCTAAGCTTAATCAGGCTCACAAAAAACCTTTAGAAGCTAAACGTTTAGCAGGTATTCGAAATCTAATTAGTATTTTTGAACCGCTAGAACGTAAGTGGGAAGATTTTTGGAGTAAAAAAGAAAGGGATGCTAGAGAAGACATAACTAAATCTGCTCGTAAAAAAGGTGAAGGTAACCTAAGATACGGTGTGCGTTTGGCAGCCAGGTCTTTTTATGATCAAAATGCAAGGGATATTATTGGTAATGCTGCAGCTTTAACGAATATACCGTTTCTTCAAGCAGAAGGTACTATGCGTACTATGCTTAGAGAAATGCAGCAAGGAGACAAGCTAGAAAACCTTGCAGGTCGCTTTGGAATGATATCTCAGCATATTGACCAACAGCGAGAATTCTTAGCTACATACACTTCTAAAACTGTAATGGAAGGTATGACAAGAAAGCTTACTGAAGAAGAAGAGAGCGTCCTTACAGATGTTATACTAGATACTGATCTTTCTTCTGTATTTTTTACTTATGATATTAAAGCGCTTCTTAGCAGCAGAAAAAATGTAAATAAAGAAATTGCTAATATTATTAAGCGTTTAGAAGCCCTAACAGATGGCGATAAAGACAGAGTAAACTTCTATGACGGTCAGACTAGTCTGTTGGCGGCTTATATGGTTAACCATGTCGATAATATCGCACTACTAAAGAATGCAGATAATATTGCTAAACAATTAGGCACTAAGCATGAAAATATGGAAGTGTCTTCAGAAATTGTTAGACTGATTGATGAACTAGCCACGCTAAAAGCCATAGGACGTACTTCTACTGCTAAAAAACAAGCTATGCTAGAGTTGATGGAAGACCAACCTTCAGGTGTAGACAACCTAGTTGCTTTTCAGTTCGGGCAAAAAGACTTTGCAGAAAAGACTTTATTCAAAACTCCTGCTGATAAAATGAAAATTATCAAGGGCTACTCTGCCCAAATCATGGATCAAGATCTAGAGACTACAGTAGCTCCGGTTGATAAGGAAAAAGAACTAAAAGCCCAAGGATATAAGTTAGTAAAAGTATTAGTATCTCATGAAATGGATGGTAACAAAACTGACATGGGTTTGTATGTCAATAATACATTCATGCAGCAAAGGTTCCATCGAGTGGGTTTACGTACTACTGAAAAAGCTAGAAGAGGTACTAGTGTATCAGAAAAGTATGCATTAGCCGGAGATGATATGCCAGGGCTAAGAGCTGCTGCAGATATTCGCAAGATGAAAAAGCGAATGGGTCAAGTAGTAGAGTTAATGCGAGAGGGTAAATACAATGCCGAGGACGAGGTTAATTCAAGTGATTTGATGATAAGTCCTGTATTGAATAATAAAGGCGAAGTACGAAACTTTACGTATGGAATGGATAAGCAGGTAAAAATTGATGTTCTAGGGATGGAACGTAAGATCAGCGTTGTACTAGGTCGTACTGCTGCTTCTACTTACGATAAAAAAGAGACAGAATCTTTTAACGAAAAGATTTTAAATCTTATTATGGAAGACGTAGAAAAAAACTTAAAAGATAAAAAACGAATTGGTACTAATAACAAAGAATATATTAAAATCCACAAGGATTCTGACAATAAAGAAGTATTAGATTTCTGGAAAATTTTACCGACTGAAGTCAAAGTAAAATACAAAGAAGGGTTTCATGTGAGAAGGGACCTAATGTATTCTTTCTTAGGGTTTAGAGAGCTAAGTGTTACAGACATGCCAGTTTTAAGCAACATGATTGAGGCTTACCCTACAGTATTTGGTAAAGTAGTAAAGTATGCTTTACAGTTTGCTGAAACTTTATGGAAAGAATTAATTAAAATTTCTAAGGCTGATATTATTATCAGAACACCTGGAGTATTCATTGGCAATGTAGTAAGTAACTTTATGTTAATGTACGTATCAGGATACTCATTTAAAGAAATTACTAGATTAAAACTTCAAGGTGTAAAAGAACTTAATCTATATGTTGAAGGCTTAAAACGTAGAATAGCTTTAGAAGCTAAAGAAAATGCTGGAATTATTAGTAAAGCTGAGAAACGCGAACTAAATACTATCCAAAACAACTTGGATAATAGTCCGGTAAAAGACTTAGTAGATGAAGGTTTTTATACTACCATCATTGAAGAGATGGAGCATGGAGAAGAAACAGGCAGTTACTTTACACGTAAAGCTAAGAAAAAACTTAATAGTATGCCTAAGATCTTTTCTGATGGGGTTAACGCGCTTTATATTACAGAAAGTACAAAGCTGTTTAAACTTATTGAGAAAGGTGTTCAAGCGTCAGATTTTGCTGCACGTTATGCACAATTTCATCTAATGCGAGAAAAAGGTATTAGTAAAGAAAAAGCTATTGTTGAGATTCGTGATAACTTTATTGACTATAACAAACCTAATAGCCGATTCTTAGAATGGGCAAACCAAATGGGTTTTGTGATGTTTACAAAATACTTTACTCGTATACAGCGAGTTATTTTTAAGTATGGTAAACGTGATCCTTTAAAAGTATTGTTATCTATCTTAGCGCAAGACTACGCTCTTGGGGAAATAGATACTTTTGATGATCAGTCTTTGATTACTAAAGACATGGGCAACCTTTTCTACAACCCCCTAGATAACCTTATGAGGGTTATTACACCTAGCGGTGTAGAGGTTGTAGATTGGGCTGTCAATGGTGGACGTTAAGGTGGTTTTGGTAGTTTAATTTTAGGCGGACTAAAGAATAAGTAGAGGCTGATTATAGCAGATGCTATAGTCGCCACTACTAATCCTGCGTAAGAGCCACCAAACAGTATTGATACCGTAGCTAGTAAGACTAGGTCTAATCCTCCGTCTAAATAACGTTTGTTATTAAACTTAGCGTATATTACCAAAAAATTAAAAGCTACTACCACCCCGATAATAGCTAGTTCCATAATTACCTCTTAGCTAAATTATAATCTGCTTTATACAAGGTAGTGGGGTCTTGATTTTTATCCTTGTCCCATTTGCCTGTATCAGGATTAATTGCTCCTTGTCTGCTGGTTATTTCTTTAATAGTTTCTTCTAGAGCCTCATCAGGATCATACCCTAGTTTATAAAGAGCTCCAGTAGCTACTACTATGATATCGCAAAGAGCATCAACTTTTTCATATTCATTAGCATGTGCTATAGCAGAATGAAATTCTTGAAGCTCTTCGAATAACATAGCGTATTCTACCGGTCCTTTAAACTTTAGTAAGTTTCTGTCCAAGTTAAACTGTACTATACCTTCTAAAGGACTCATAATTACCCCTTAAACTGTACTAGTGCGTTAAGAAGTTGAATTTGGCCTGGAGATAATTCTTCTAATGAAAGTAAACCATAAATATGATCATTAACTAGTTTAGTTAAGTTTACTTCACTAGAGTTTTGAGAAACTAATGTTGCAGTATCTTTTCCTGCAAGAGCAGATAAAGAACCAAACATATCGTCTAATTGACTTTCTATATCACTAGGGTACATTACGCTTCTCCTTTTAGGTATCCTACACGATTTGACCAACGTTCAGTTACTTCTTCAGTATCCATCCATAGATCAGTACCTTCGATTACTTTATCCATTTCGTCTTCTGATAAGAAACCAGAGTAAAACGATTTGAATGCTGCATTAAGGTGATCATCGGTAAATTTCTGACGAGCTTTCATCTCATGACCTTTACCTGCCATGCCACCTGAATAGTTGTGGATCATGAATGAAAGATGTGGCGTAAGGTTTAGCTCATCACAAGCCATTGAGATCAATGTACCTGCTGAAGCTACAGTACCAGACAAGTGGCCAATTACGTTTGCTTTAGAGCTTTTAATTGCGTTTGCAATCATAAACGCTGAGTCAATGATACCACCTGGCGTATTAAGAAACACATTTACGGTGGTCTCTTTGTCTGCGTTGCCTAACAGATAGCAGAATTCGTTATAATGAAAAGGCTCATCAATTGCACCTGTTAAGTATACATTAATTACCTTATTTTCAGAGTCGTTTACAATAGGAACATCTAGGTCCCAGATACGTGTTGCGTCACGCGGTAATTCAAATGAAATTTCTGACATATTATTCTTCCTTCTCTTCTGTTAGATTTAATTGTGTTGGTTCTTGTTCTTTTGGTTTATTAGCTTCTTCTAGGATATCTACAATCAAAGTAGCATAACCGGCAATGTCATGCCAACTATCTGCGTATAGAGGATTACCGTTTACAATCCTAGCTATTTTATGACAAATCATATGCATAGCTTCTGCCATAAAGTTTGGCAATGCTGCTGGCTTTCCGTCAGAGGTTGTATGTGTGCTTGCGTAATGATTAGTAATAATAGCGTTAAGTGTTTGAGTTAAGTTGGCTTGCGTATGAAAAGAACCGTAGTTGTCACCTCGTTCTTTCAAAGTTTGTTCAATCATTGTTATTTCTCCTTTGTAAATAAATAAGGGGACCGAAGTCCCCATTGAGCAAAAATTGTTACATATTATGTACATTTAGCACTTTTTTGCGCATTATGTTGCACATATTTAACACTTTTTAGTACGTAAACTCTCCTTCCATACCTGCAACTGCATAATCAGTTACACGTTTTTCGAAAAAGTTAGCTAGGGAGCTGCCATTATTAAGCTCGTCCATCCACGGTAGTGGGTTTACCGAACGATCAAAGTTAGGCTTTAGCCCTAGCTGTAGAAGTCTACGATCTGCAATGTACTCAAGGTAGTCTTTGACATCTTCTTTATTTAGCATTGGAGGTTGATACGTTCCAAATGCAAAATCTACAAAGCGTTTTTCCAGCTCTACGATTTCACGAGCCATGCTGTAAATATGCATTTTGAAAGCATCATTAACTTCATTAGGGTTTTCTGAGCACCATGTACGGAATAACCATGCGTTACCTTCAACGTGCAGAGATTCATCACGTAAAGACCATTCGTTAATTGTACACATGCCCAGATATTTACCTACACGCTCAAAATTTTTAAGCATGATAAAACTACCAAACAGGCTAATACCTTCAAGCAGGATACCTTTAGCTAGCTTTAAACCAAAGCTTTCAAAGATAGCTTCAGACATGTAAGAGTCTTTAGCAAGCGTTTCTTGGTGTTTTAGGAAGTCTGTATAGTATGAGTCTGGGAAACCCAAAGACTCGTTCAGGTGGGCGTAGCCTTCCTGGTGGATGAACTCACGAGCCATAAAGCTAGTGAGCATACCACGTACTTCATTGTTCTTGATCTTATTGATCAAAGGCAAGTAGCCTGCTGCAACGTTGAAGTCTGATTGAGTAAAGATTGATAGGATATTCTTGATGAATTCACGCTCTTCCGGAGAAGCTGCTTTATAGTCCTCTAGATCTTTAGTCATCTCGACTTCTTTCACAATCCAGTGCAAATCTTCAGAATCTAGTCTGAATTGTTCTGCTTGTGGATACCTTAAAGGTTTATATGTTTTACTTCTTTCTTCTAGCATTAATAGTCTCCTTTTTTATGTGCTAGCCTATGACAATTACTACACAGTAAAGCACACTTATCAATTTCTGTTTTAAACTTTTCCCAAGAGTACGCCTTAACTTGCCTTGGGTTAAATTCTTTTTGAGTAGGATCTAAATGATGAAAGTCAAAAATTATAGCATTAGTGCCATCATATTTAATACCACAAGCCTCACATTCGCCGCCTTTGTACAAAATACCTTTTTGCTTACGTTCTCTATTTTTTTCGTTTACTCGTTTATTTTTCTTTTCTTTGTTATATGGGCGTACACAATTTTTACATCTATTTTGTCTTTGATGTTTTGATTGTTTGTCTTTAATAAACTTTTCTAAGTCTTCTTGAGTGTGGGCTTCTAACCCACACTCATTACATTTACGTAGAAAACTCATTAAGGTCAACCTTCACATGCCAAACACGTATCTACAGAACCCTGTACACCATCTTGCAAAGCATTACGTTCAATTTTAATATTTACCTTCTCTGTTTTCTTACTAGATTCAGTACGGAGATAGTAAACACCTTTTAGTGGTACACCAACATCATCTGCCGGTTTAAATGCTCTTCTGTGAACAGCGTTTACATAACTCTTATCTGCACCTGCAGGGAAGAATAAATTAACAGATTGACCTTGGCAGATCCATTCTTGGCGGCTACGAGCCATTTCTACAACCCAATGCTGGTCAATCTCAAACGCTGTTTTAAAGACATCTTTTTCATCTGAAGATAACCAAGTAAGGTGTTGTACAGAACCTTCATGAGCCATGATATCTGACCAAGTATCTTCGTCATTCATACCATACTGCTCTAGTACTGCAATTAACGCAGGGTTCTTAACTAGGTGTGAGCCTACACGAGTTTTGTGTGTATAACAATTAGAGGCGCGAGGCTCAATACTAGGACTTACACCTAAAATAATGGAACTATTAGCATTAGGAGCAATAGCCAAAAGATGAGTATTGCGGACTCCATAACCTTCTGCGTCTGGTGCTTCTCCTCGCAATCTTGCGAGGTCTTGTGTTTTTGCACGAGCAATATCCTTAATAGTTTTAAACATACGCTTATTAACTGAGATAGCTAGGCTAGACTCAAATGGGATACCTTTAGACATTAGATAGTCGTGGAAGCCCATAGCACCTAAACCTAGTGAACGCTCACGTTCTGCGGAGTATCGAGTACGCTCTAGCTCGTTAGGAGCATTATCGATGAAGAACTGTAGTACGTTATCTAGAAGCTCAACTAAGTCTCCGATGAAGTCTTTGTTGTCTTTCCACTCATCAAACTTAGCCAAGTTAACGCTTGACAGACAGCATACCGCTGAGCGATTTTCGTCAGTGGGTAGATGAATTTCGTTACATAGGTTGGAGCCATTAATTTTTAATCCTAATTCTTGTAGTGCTGGGTGCATCTGGCGGTTAGCTTCATCAAGATAGTTGATGTACGGCTCACCTGTACGGAATCTAGTTGTAAGAATCTCTTCCCATAGATGACGAGCAGGAATTGTTTCTACTACTTCTTTA